TTTCTTCCCCAAGTTATCCCTACCTTTACAATGCTACAGGTAGATTGCCCGGGGGTTCTTTTTTCATTTGTTCTCCCCCGGGGAATCCCACAATAAGTTACATATGGCACATATAGAACACAACTTTTTCCCACTCAAAGTATTTGTTAGAAATGAGTACATGTACCAGCATAAGAAAGGTCATGGAGAATTAACCCCGGGGATTATTATATCAGTAAGGTGTATGCCGGGACAAGCAGCCCTCTTTCAAGTACTCTTGGAGAATGGTGTACTCCGGGATAAGTTACCAAGTCATGCTTTGCTTCATGAGCCAGAGATGCCAAAACCAGATCTACCTTTTCATTACTTACAGATATGGAATTGTTTCTCATATAACTTTACTCTTATCCACCTATCGTATTTGTATGATACCAGAGTAGAGGTCTATATGAAAGATCATAAGTTCTACCCGGGTAGTTATTATGCTACCATCAACTGGGGGTCTAATGATATGAACACAGATCTGTCATTAGCAGAAGATCCATTAGAGCATAAGTCTCACCATATCATTTTACTTGATAATGGACAGATAGCTCTTCAACCAAATAATAGAATCAAATGGTCTGAACCTAGCTTTGTGACTAAACCATTCCCAGAGAAACCAGATTACTTAGTCAACAAAGACTATTACAATTGCGAGGGATTTGAGAAATGGAGCACAGAAGATTCAGATAGAATGTTCTATGATAATGAATAATTGTTATCTTATAGTATAAACTAATAATATACATTATGAAAAATCCACGTGACGGCAAAGATCCAGATCCTAAAAAGAAAGTAGTTAAAGGGAAAAGATATCCCGGAATAGGTAACTTCAAAACAGTTCAAACAAGAACAACTAGTGGAGGTGTAGCAAAACCTTATAACTATACAACACAATCTATGGATACAACAGGTTACTCAAAAGGTAAACAAAGCTTTGATCTTGTAACTAAAAAAGGTACTGGAGATCTACTTGGGATTCCTAAAGTTCAAAGTAAATCTGTAAAAAGTGTTCCAAGAAAAGATGTGCCAGCTACTTTAAAGTCTTTACAAAAGAAAAAATCTGGAGGAATTATTAAATCTAAAAAGAAAAAATAATGGCAAAGATTAAAGATTCCGTTACAAAGCTAGAGAAAAAGAAAGTTTCTCGTCCGGGTGTACATGCAAAAACTAAGACATCCAAACTCAAAAGTTCTAAGAAGTACAAGAAACTCAATCGGGGGCAGGGTAAATAACCATTAAACCAGTGTATTGTTTCTTATAATTTTATTATATTTGTAACATGATAGTTTATGTTGCGACAAATAAAATAAATGGTAAACAATACATTGGTTATACTACTAAATCTTTAAATACCAGAATTAGAGGTCATTTAAAAAAAGCATATGATAAAAATGGTAAGCATTATAATTACCATTTTCAAAAAGCAATTAGAAAATATTCTATCAATAATTTTAGTTGGGATATTCTTTTTAACTGTAGTAATAAACAAGAATGTTGCGCTAAAGAAATTGAATATATAAAAACCTATAATAGTTTAGCTCCAAATGGATACAATCTTACTCAAGGTGGTGATGGTGGGATACAGTCTGATTTAACTAAATTAAAAATATCTAATAGTGTTAAATTAATACATAAACTTTATCCAGAAAAATATGATAGAATGAAAATACTATCGTATGAAGAAAGATCATTACAGGCAAAAAAAGCTTGGCAGACTAAAAAAGATAGAGGTTATAAAAAACTTTCTGGTTATAAAATGAGTATTGAATCAAAAGAAAAAATGAGCAATACTAAAAATAAACTTAATAAATGCCAGTGGATTAATGTAAACACAAATGAAATAGTTAGTATGTCTTTAACTGAAATGTCAAAGTATACTGGATTAACTATTGGAGCGTTTAATCATATTAAACAAGGAAGACGGCAAAAGACAAAATGTGGTTGGCAACTGCACATAAACTAGAATATTTATATATACATAATACATTTGGTCTCTAATGACACATTATGGATAATATATTATACATTTGTTTACTCCACCGTTACATGTTAACGGAACCCCATGGTGATACTGTTGCTATGGAATCCTCCCCTGCAGCTAGATGCTGTTGGCCCAAGTACCAGGTAAGCATACCGTAAGATCTGCTCACTAGATCTGGTCTTCTCGTTACTAGGAAAGAGGACCTGCTGTGGCGCTGGCTGACGAGCCCCAACCATTCAGCCTTATAACTAGTAACACCCCCTAGTAAGTCTGTCTGATCAACAGAAACTGCTAGGGGTTTTTTATTTAAAAAAGTTTTTTATATTTGTACATGGCACAGAAGTTCAAAAAGAAACCAGTAGTAATTGAAGCTGTTCAGTGGGATGGCAAAAATCAGTTTGAAGTTTTAAACTTTTGTAAGACATGTTATTTTACCAGTCATGGTGTAGTGAAAGATCTATACATTGATACCTTAGAGGGAGACATGTTAGCCAATGTTGGGGATTATATTATTAAAGGAGTAGCAGGAGAGTTCTATGCGTGTAAGCCAGATATCTTTGCTTTGACATATGAGAATGTATGACACAACATCAGTTGGACATATGGCGCAAACTAACAGCTGAGTCAGAAACCAACTTAGAAGCACGTATTAAATTTGATAAATATATGGAAGAACAAAAACAAGTAGGTATTGAAGAAAAGAAATTGCCTACATTCGGAGAACAGTTAGTGGGATTAAGTTTTAATCCAAGTGGAGATGAAGATGTACATAGAGTAAAAGAATTAGCAGCAGAAATGGCTGAAATTCTAAAGAGAAGATACTCTAATGATGATAAGACTCCAGTAAAAAGTTTGTTATTTGATCATGCCGTAGGAGAGATCCTTAATGCTCAAATGACAGTAGTAAAAGTTATTACATTAAAATAAGATCATGAAATTACACGGAAAAAGAATTTTAGTAAATAAACCTGAGGTAAAAGAATCAGCATTTGAATTATCTGAAAAAGATAAAGCATTGCTAGAAGCAGACATGAGAACTAAGTGGACAGCACTTGAGATCTTTGCTGTAGGTGATGAAGTTGAGAAGTTTACAGTTGGGGATAAAGTATATCTTCAAATGAATGCACTTAATACTTCAGAAGTTATTGATGTTGAAGGGTCTCTCAAGCTTATGGTGCGAGAGCATGATATTGCTATCACATGGTAAACTTTAGCCAAGAAAGTGAGGAACAGTATGAAAAAATCATGTGTTCCAAAGAGGAGATCAGTTCTAAACCTATTGATTATAGTTCCCGGGTTATTATTATTAATGATCCTATCAGGCCTGATCACTATGGTGGAAAAGATTCTACATATGAAGTTTTTAATGTTCTAGAAGCTTGGGAATTAGATAAAGATTTCTATCTTGGTAATGTAATTAAGTATTTAGCTAGAGCTGGAAAAAAATCTAAGACAACAAAAAAACAAGATTTAGAAAAAGCTTTAGTATATTTACAAAGAAGAATAGACTCGTTATGATCTGGTTGAAAATATTATTATCGGCTTTTGCAATAGGATCTATTGCAATGTTTTGGATTGTTATAAATGCCATGACAAGACCTATCTATAACAAGATGTATAATATGTACATGGAAGATGAGAAAGGTCGTGCAATAGCAAATTACACCATTGCTGCCCTTATAATAGTTTCATTTTTATTTGGATATTTTTTAGGATAGTACTCGACTCCTGCCCTGTCAAGAAAGTCCCTGGTTTATACCGGGGATTTTTGTTTATTAAAGATTTTTTTAGTATATTATACTGTATACATTTAATATTTATAACCATGGACATTTTAAATCTTATTTCTTGGATTAAAGCTGGAAACTATAGAGCAGCTCTTCCAACAGACGTTGACAACTTAATTGCAGTAGGTGCAAAAGATCCTTCTCGTGATGATGGATATCTTCCACTTGCTGTTAATGCAGCACCTTTGCAGTCATTATACAATAATGCAAATGCAACTCAGGCTACTAGTATTACTACTGCTGTAACAACTACTGGACTAAATGGTGTGATTACTACCGTATCATCTACTCTTGCTGCAAATGCTAGAACTTCATTCACTGTAAACAATTCACTTGTTGCAGCTGGATCAAGAATTCTTGTATCAGTTGAGTATGATGAAGCTGCTACTGGTATTCCAGTTGTAGGAGTAGCTGATATTGCAGCAGGTTCTTTTAAAGTAGTTCTTAGCAATGGTGCTGGCTCAGCTGCGTTAAACAATGTAGTTAAAGTTCACTATTTGATTATTGCATAATGTTAAATAATCTTACCAACTTATTTAATCTCATCAAAACCAGGATGGTGAAAACTGTCCTGGAAGATGATGATTTACTTGTAGTTGGTACAAGAGATGGTAAATATGATGGTAGTTATAAACCTACCATTATTAAATATTCTGATCTTGCTGCTCAGTTAAATGCTGGTATACCAACCACATTAAACTATGGTTTGTATACACAGACTAATTCTAGTACACCAGTAACTAATACAACAACAGAATCATCTTTATTAGACGGTGGTTTAGGAACTCTAAGTGTACCTGCAAATGGATTTCAAGTAGGAGATAGTTTTCATGCAGTAGCAACTGGACATATTTCATCTGTAAACAACCATACTCTTAGAATAAAAATTAAAACTGGTAGTGTTGTATTAGCTGATACTGGAGTATTAACTATGGCAGGATCAACAAATAAGCACTGGAAATTAGATGTTAACTTTACAGTACGTGCTATTGGTGGATCAGGTACCGCAGAAATAGTAACCGGAGGAATATTTTTCTATACTAAAGATGCCTCTAATGCATTTGAAGGAACTAACTTTAGTACAGAAACAACAACAGGATTTGATACTACTGTATTAAATACTTTATTTGTTACTGCACAATGGGGTACAGCAAGTACAGGAGATTCTATATACTCAGAATTATTTACATTAAATAAAACATTTTAATCATGTCAATAGGAAATTTAAAGACATACGGAAATAAAGGGAATAACTTCCCATTTCAGTTAGCTGTACTTAAAGGTTTAAGTGTCAGTCAGTTATCAAATATAACTGAGACTGTTGTGACTAATGCAACTGCAGATGGACTTGAAGCTGATATCAATTCTTTATTTGCATTAAACCCAAATCAGTATTTAGTATCTAAATCTGTTATCTATGACTCAGCAACTCCTCAATTTGTTGCTTATCTTAGTATTGCAGAACTATAAAATATTACTATGATCCCTAAAAGATCCAGTCAACTTGAAAGTATTTTTACTAACACAGGATGTAATAACTGTGGAAAATGTTCTGTATGTACATCTGGTATAACAACTCCGCCTGCATGTCCTACACCTGATCCTTGTCCTGAAGATGAACAATGTGCAGAAGTAACGGATGCTAATTGTGTTGTATATACAGGAGAAGATATAGATGCGTCACAACAAACTATTATTCCTCAGGATACAACAGTTGCCCAAGGTTTACAGTATATTGTAGACTGGGTAGCTAGTGGTACTGTAGTAGGTACACAAGGTGCTCAAGGTACACAAGGAACACAAGGTTCTTTAGGAATTCAGGGTGTACAAGGTATTACCGGAGTTCAAGGACAGATTGGTGTTATAGGTCCACAAGGAGCTATAGGATCTACTGGAGCTCAAGGAACTGTTGGTGCACAAGGTATTAAAGGTGACACTGGTTCACAAGGTACCACAGGATCTACCGGTGCTCAGGGTACAATAGGTGCTCAAGGAGAAACTGGAACAACAGGTTCTCAAGGAGCATTAGGATCCCAAGGGGTTCAGGGAACAACAGGACCTCAAGGTACTGATGGTAACACTGGTGCACAAGGATTAGTTGGTCTTCAAGGTATTCAGGGTATACAGGGAGAACGTGGAAATCAAGGTATCCAAGGACTTCAAGGTATACAAGGTGAAATAGGAATTCAAGGTGTCCAAGGAAGTAAT